TTGGTTGCATCGGAACTTACATCGCTGTTCTCTGGATCTTGCGAAATGTCAATCGCCTTCAGAGGTAAACCAGCAGTAGTCGCACCTGTTGTTACATCCAATTCTGCACCTGATATACCAGTCACAGTAGAACCTGAAGTTGTATATACGATGTCAAAATTACCAAATAAATCTGCAATAGGAAATGCAGCGTCACATTGAATCTCATAGATAACATTTGGGTCATCTATAATAAAAGCTTCAATGTCTGAAGCATTTGTACTTGCAGGATAAAAGTTTGAAAAAGTTTCCTTTTTCGTGGTTGGGTCAGTAAACCTACAACCATTGAATACTCCAACTATTGGAACAGTACCACCATCTGCGTGTACTTCAACAGTACCACCAGTGACTTGAGCAACCATGTCACCTTGGAAAATATTAGTTCCGTAATTGGCAGCGATTCTATATCGGCTTTGTCCACCATGAAAGGCTTGTCCACCTATCATTTTTAAAGGACGTAAACCAAAAGCAGCATCTTGATTTGCCATTTTACACTCCTGTAAATTTAATCATTTAAAATTTTCTTTCCACCAAATCGAACTTGTGATTTTCTCTCTGGCTTTAAGATCCTACCAGCAGATGATTCAGGTTGACTTGCCAACTCTTGATCATAAACTGACATTTGATTTGAAGTTTTTTTGGCGAAATATTCATTTCGACTATCAGCAACTTCCTCTGGGACTCGTGCCAACAATAAACCTCCTTGACCGATTACTCCAGCATTTTTGCCTTCATCAACCACAGGGGTGTCAAAATCAGGATACTCCTCTGCACGGACTAATTCATACCCTTCTCTTCTTCGTTTATAGACATTTTGCTTATCATCAAAGTCCATAACACGTTCTCTTATCCACCTGTGTTTATACCCCACAGGAGCTTCGGGTGCATCAAGGGTTTGAGGTGGCTTCCAATCATGTTTTCTTTCCTGTTTTTCACGAGTAGCAGACTCTCGATTTGATCTATCAGCCATCTTATGCTCCTTTTTGCAATTTTAATTTTTGTTGTGCATATTTTTCATATGGCACACCAAGTCTATCAGCAGTTCGTCTTTCACTTTCAGTTAAGACCACTCTCTGTTTACGTCCAGTTTTGACAGAAGCTCTGCCATTCACAGGTGCAACAGTTTGGACGTTAGAACCATTGCTCTGATCTGTTGGAAACAATTTAGCCATTTCTTTATCTATTTCTTCGTAGTATTTGTCATCTGTAGCATCATACATTCTTGATACTTTTTTATCAGCTAACATCAATGCTAAATTTTTTTCAATCTCATCTTCTTTTCCATACCAAGGGTTTTTTGCAATCCATGCTTTAATTTTAGGATTGTCATCAATGGATGGTTGTTGTGGTTGTTGTGGTTGTTGAGCTTGATTTACTTGACTTTGGCTCGCATTTTTTTGAGCTGCTTGCTCTTGCTCTCTTTGTTGCTTAAGGACTCTGAGTCTTTCTTTTTCAATATTGACTTGAGTAAGAGCTGCAGTTGCTTCAGCAACTTTGTCAGGATCGTTGGCATCCATAGCCTCCTTTAACATAGCTTTGACTTGATATTCTTGAGATGTAACTCTAGTGTCAAATTCATTAGTGTAACCATTAGTATAAGTTTCAAGTTGTTTTCTTAACTTTTTATTTTCTTCTTCAACTTGCTTACCATAGTTTATTGCATTGTTTGCATCATCTTCTGCAGCTTTTCTTTTTGCAGTAAGTGCATCAATTCTTTTTTGAACTTTCTCACTATATGATTCATGCTCATCAGAATCTTCACTACGAACAATTGTCTGTTCTTTTTTTTCTGGTTGAGCTTCTTTTGCAGCAGAATCTTGATTTTCATCTAGCTCTACTACGAAATCATTTTCGTTAGAAACTTCTTCAACTTTATTTTCTTGTACTTCGTTCATCATTACCTCCACTATACATATGAAATATCTGCTGGGTCAAGTATTGTTGCTATAATATTATCGTCATTTATAATTCTTAGCTCAAGACCATCCACTTTAAACCTATTTCCAGCATATCTACCCATAAGCACCCAATTCTTCTCAGAACAGTAAGCTCCATTTGGGAATTTATCAGAATCTTTATACGCATCTGGACCTAGCTTTACAACGTAAGCTACGACTGTTGCAAAAGACTCACGATCTCTAGTTGCATCAGGAATAATTATTCCTCCCTTAGTCTTTTCAGATAAGTAATAGGGAATAACAAGTATCCTATATCCTGTTGGTTGAGGTAACCTCTCTAAAACTGAAACATCTAATTTAGACGGATCTTTAGAGTTTTCGTTGGCTTCTTCTTTATTATCAAAAGCTTTTGATATAGCTTTTGGAGTCGGATTAACTGCTTTAGCTTTTTGTGCCAGTATCCGATTTGGCACATACAACTTCTTAGTCATCTTCTATACCTTTCATCGAGGTTCTTAGTTCTTCTTCAATCCAGGTTAGACCTCGTATTTCACCTGTTATTGCTCGATAGTCTTCCATAGATCCTATCGCTCCATCAGCCAAAGATTCACTTAATTGTTCTTTTCTTTGACGTATGTTCTTATATAAATGCTCTGCTAATTTAACACCATCCATCTTATAAATCTTCTTCTTGATATAAATTAGCACACATAGGACATTTATATTCTTTAAATTGGTACATTCCTACAGTTGGTATTGGCTCTTCATTGATTATTTCTTTCATAGCAATTTTATGAATCCAACAAATTTTTACCTCTTTTTCTTGAGTCATTTTGTAAGACCTTTTTGTTTCTCATAGGTTCTGAGAGATCCAATTCCTAACATGCCACCGAGAACGGTTAAAAGTGTACCCATATCAAAATCAGGCATATCTGGCAATTCTACACCAGCAATTGCACAACCAAATATAATTAGATCTTTTAGGATAAAATGATACAAAAAAGCAATCGCACATGTCCAGCCAACTGCTGGTCTCCAGCCACCTTTAAATAAAGAACCACTAGCTGCTTCTGCCTTGTTTATTTCTAACTGAGCGAGTAAAGCCTCCTGGGCATGTTTTTCAGACATGGTAGCTATCTCGTGGGCGAGCTTTGCTTTCTGATCTGCATCTGGAATAAATTTATCTAAAAGTCCTGTAACAGGACCTATAAGTGCTTGTAACATGGCTACCTCCTAATATACCTTCACTTTTTTTGGATCAATATTTGGTATGAGTTTACACATACATTCATAATTTTCAACATTAATCGGAACTTCTATTTTTTGATTGCTTAACCTTTCAGAATAATAAAGACAATCATTAATATTTTTAAAGTACACTCCACCATTAAAATTATCATTCAAATAACACATAAGAAAAAATGCAGTCATTTTTTTCTTGCACGTTTCAATGACTCTTTTGCAGATTTAGCTATTCTAACTACCTCTGCTTTTTTCATTACTTTTGCCCTTTGTTCCATGACAGTAAGGATTTGAATTTTTCTAGCATAAGGCTTGTTAATTCTTTTAACCTTTGCAACTGTTGCACGAGCATCAGCAGGAGTTGCAAATTTAATCCTAACAGTATCTTTTGGATTTTCGTCAGTATAGAGTCTTCTACCTGAACCTTTAGGCTTTTTCCCTGTACCAGTTTTTGGATCTTTTTTTGCCATGAATTTATCACTTTTTCTTTTTGTTACCCATGACACTTTTTAAAGACTTAGCTTGTTTTTTATGTAAAGCACTTGCTTTTTTTAAGCCTTTAATAACTTTTTTTATTTTACTTTTCTTTTTTGGTGCTAGTGCCATAATTATCTCCTCTGTGTTCGTGACCCATCCAAATACCAAAAACGCCTGTCATAACGCCCATGACAACTGATACGAACGCAGATTGACTGGCAGTTGGTGAGTCGAGTTGCATGAACCATTCTGCACATCTCCAAGACATCAATGTACTAACAAGCATCATTAGTCTTGGTAATATTTTCCATTTCAAAAACGTCTCTACATTCATTTTAATAAAATTTCGTTTAAGCCAAAACCCTCTAATAAGATTAACGTAAAAAATAATAAAAGAACACCACCTGCTATAAGTTTTCCACTAAAATTGGTTGATCCTATTTTTATAGCTACAAACTCATTGCCTAATATTCTAAGTGACAACTCAAAACTGTTTTCATCTATTTTTAATTTTAATGGTTTCTCGTTCATCTTCTACCCTCTTTGTACATCCACGCAAGAAAGAATAAAAATCCTATGACTGTGCAAACTAAAACAAATAATCCTATACCTTCCCATATTTTTCTAATGAATTGTTGCCTGTCATATATATCTTTTTTTCTTTGGAGGCGAATATCAGCTTCCATTTGCAAAATTTCGTTCCAAGAATTAGGACCATGATAAAAATTAATAAATGTTTTAAGCTCTTGACGCTGAGCTTCTAACTTTTTTTTTGCTGTAAAAGCTTCTATTGCACTAGCTTGTATTTCATTACCTTTGAAAAGTCTTCTTAGTGGTGAGGCATTTTTTGCAGATTTTTCAACATTGTCGATATCACTTAATGCTGACATCCAACGTCCTAAATCTTTACCCATAGATTCAATTTCACGACCAGCTTGAAAGCCACGTTTAATTGCATTAAATGCAGTATTTGCTGCTGTTAAAGCGACTCCAATAGTTGCTGGGTCCATTAAAATATACCTTTAAATTTTTGTGGCTTGGCTATTTCCGAAAATTTCTTTATTACACCACCACTACGTTTTTTTATTGGTTTTTTTTGCTTTCTTTTTTGGTTTTTTGTTTTTGGTTTCGATTTTCCTGCTGTTGTCAATGCTATCGCTATCGCTTGTTTCTGTGGATATTTCTCCTTCTTCAACTTGCGAATGTTCTGGCTGATTGTTTTCTGGCTCGACCCTTTCTTCAATGGCATTTGTAACCTCTTCTTCAAGTTTTTGATTTTTGTTATTGAAGCTATCTACTGATATAAAAGAAGAATCCATATCGTCTTGTATTAACTTTGCAATTCTTCTGTTAATTTTTTTTTGTTTTTCAACCTTCCATATTTTTTCTCTAATTGAACTAACCATGATCTACCCTTTCATTTCTTTTAAAGCAGCTATATCTCTTTTTGTTTTATCTGCTTGATTAGCTATTTCTTCTTGTTGATCTAATCTTTGTTGATCTAATAAAACGTCATTTCTTTCTTTATCTTTTTTAAATTGTTGTTCAGCTTCGAATTGTTGTTGTTTTTGAGCTACCTCTTGTCCTCTTATCGCTAACTCTTGTTTTCTAATAGAAACTAAAGGATCTTCTGTAGGAGGTGGTGTAATTGATTGTGCATATTGTTCACTTACCTCACTCGCTATTTCAGCAGATCTTGCAGCTACTTGATCTTGAAACTGCTTCATAGCAATCGGATCAGCCTGCATCATAGCTTGTTGTTCTGGAGCCATCTGTCCCATAATCTCCTGTTGAGCTTGTATTTCAGACATCATAGCTATGTGCTCTGATATATGACCTTGCAAAGTCATCACTATAGAAGCATTTGATTGAGCTATAGGTGTAGCAATCATAGCTAAATGAGCTGATATGTGTGCCTGATGATTTTGCTCTGGAAATGCTTGTAATCTTGCACCCCTTAATGCTTCCTGATTTTCTTTTGCTGGATTCATGGGCATTGGCTGTGGGGGAGGTTGTAATATCGTATCAATATTAGTCACACCCAATGCCTCATACATTTTTCTATACGCCTGATACATACCATTAGGTCCATGTATTTCAGGGTTGCTTTGAGCTAATTGTAATTGTGTTTGAGCTAAAGCAATTCTTTGCGACATAGAAAATATGTTTGGGTCTGACACTGGCAAAACATCAATTCTTTGATCAAAGTCAGACTGTTTAATCTCTGGAGGAGCACCTGGCACTTGATAAGGATAGATAGGAGCACCCATTGAAAATATTCTTGCAAGTATTTTAAACTCTACTTTTTGTGAATAATGTAGACGTTTATGTATCGCAGACATAACTTTTGTGCCACGTTCCATAATTGCCATAGTTGTGCCTACAGGAGCATTACCTTGCATCTCACCGACTTTCATGTCAGCCATAGACGCAAAACGTCTACCTGAATCAATTAATGTTCCAAGTAACGAATATAAAGTTTGAGATGGTTCTTTAAATGGCAATGGCATGATAGCTTGTCGTAAGTCCATGCCAACCATATCAACATCTCTAAACTCTCCAGGATTAAGAGGTGTTTCATCATCTCTTATACGAGCACCTCTTGCTTTAAATCCAGCAGGTAAATTAGATAATGTACCAGCATCTATTAATTGTCTTAAAATTGATGTTGAAGCTCTTGATAAGCCTCCTATCATATGCGTAAGACCAAACCCATAAAAACCAAGACCAGGCAAAAACTTATAGTGTACAAAGTAAGGTATTTTGCTACGTAACGGATCGGCTTCGTTGAAATTCCTTTTGATCGATAATACTTCACCAGATTTCTCCAAGATTGTAACGATATAAGGCATTTTCAATCCAGTATTTTCACCAGTAAGACTTTGATCTTCAAAACCTGGCAAATCTAAATCGGTGTGTATTTCGTATAATGTTAATTCTTCGTTGTAACTTGACTCTGAATGAATGCCTTCAATATCTTTAATTGTTTCTTTTACGTCATTGTAATCAACTCCATCGGAGTCTGACGTAGGTAATTCAATATCTTTGTAAAACCCACTAAGCTGCAACTTTCTAATTTCATTCGAGTCCATGCGAATGACATGACAAATTCTCGTAGAGGTTTTTAAGTCTGTGGCATTGTAAGGAACTATTAAATCCTCTGCATGAACAAACTTAGAAACTGCTCTTTGCAACGAAGGGTCAAAATAAACTTTTTTAAATGATGATCCAACGATAGGAAGATAAAATAACATCTGATCTAACTCTGGATCATACTCTTCCATCTCGTAGGTTATTTGATAATTCATAAAATTTTTGACACGTTCAGCCTGTGCTAATACTTCAGGAGTTTCTTGTCCTATAATGGCTGTCTTAACAGGACCTCCAGCAGGTAATAATTCTCGATAAGCCTGTGCTTGAAACTGTGTAACAGATTCAGCAAGCAGTGGATGAACAATGCCAGAAGCACCTTCAAAAGGTTCTGCTCTGTCCTCGTAGTTCATTCCAAGTAATTCTAATCCACTTTTATATTGATCTTCCCATTCTTTTCGTGAGTTAATATCTTCTTGAACTTCATTTACCATCTCAGAAGATATTCTACCAAGTTCAGTTTCATCAATAAACTCTGCAAGGTTGGCGTTGAAAGGCACTTGAATAGGTGCTATTTGCTCCTCTATTTCTCCAATAATAACGGAACCATCGTCCATTTCTGTGACGTTTGGTGCTATTTCAGCTTCTTGTATTTCTACACTAGTTACACCAGCAGGTGCATCTATGTTCTCAATTCCGTCTACCTTTTCAATTGCCATAATCTTACCTTATTGTAAATCCAGTTCCTTTTCTTGCAATGCCTCTACCACGACATATATTGCCACTCTTTTTGGCTTTAACATCTCCACCCATGCCAAACTTTTCAGCAAGATCTGGATTCATTTTTTGCTGTACAGACTCAGGTAGCTTCGAAAACCCTTTGAACTTTGGTGGAACTGCTTCACCACCTTCTTTTTTACCTATCAATTTTTTCAACATCTTTCTTCTGCCTAAAAATTTTCTTCTTTCTTTTTCTGGTCTTTCCAAAACTTCGAGTTCTTTAACAACTCTAAGCAATTCACCACCTTTGCGTGCTTCACCACCGTCTTTCATTTTAAGTATTCCTGCTTTTAAACCAAATTTTTTTACTTCATCTACAGAAGCACCTGGCATAATTTTTCTTATTTCTGCCATCTTTCTTCTACCAGTTGGTGTATTTATGGAAACTGCTTTACCTCCAGATTTTGCCTCACCACCACCTTGCATTCCTTTAGGCTTAACACCAGTAGCTTTCATTATTCCAGGTGTTGATTTTTCTGCCTCTCTAATTAATTTAAGCAAAGCAGGATCAAGCTCCATTGGTCTCATCTTTGGCTTTGGTACATTAATTTTTGGCTTTGGTACACTAATTTTTGGCTTTGGCACACCAACGCTACCACCACTTCTCATTTCTTTAGCTTTAACTTTAGCAATGGCTTCATTTAAACTAGTACCTGGCATTTTACTCTCCTGTCTCTGGGTTAATCATAATTGATCTAGTCATATCTACAACTCCACCCTTACTCATCATCTTAGGGCTTATCATGTTCTTTTGTATATTCATAGCTCCTGGGTTTAATATGCTTGAGCTTTGAATATTTAAACGTGATGGTTTTGTTCTTACTCTTTTTGGTCTTCCTATCTTCTTCATCTTTCTCATAAGTGCAGCAGCTTCTTTTCTTGATAGATCACCAAAAGGATCAGCAGATGCAAGACCACCTATTTTAAATAACTTTAATTGTTTCATCTTAGTCATATCAATAGTTTTTACTGGAGGTGGATCTGTAACCCTTTTACCAGCTTTAATCTTACCAAAGTTCTTGCCAGGAACTGGTTGCCCTCTTCCTGCCAACTCTGCGTAAGCTCTTCTTCTATCTGCTTCGTCTGACACTATCTCATACCTTTAAATTTACCACCACGACCACCGATGACACCACCCATATTCATCTTCTTGACTTTACCACCATCCATCATGCCGACAGGTTGTGCCTTTGTCATATCAACAACTTCACCACCCATTTCCATAGGTGTTACAGCTCCACCTTTAGCTTTTACTTTATAGTTAGGGTCTGCCATCACTTTTGCAATATCATTCAAGATTTCATCCATCCTAATTTCTTTTGGTTGAAAATCTTTACCTGCAGCTTGTCTGGATGCTTTCTCTAGATTTCGCATAATTCTTAAAGATTTTTGTTTGCTCTTAGATAATTTTGACATTAGTAATACTCCATCTTTCTTCTATAAACTGGTTCTTGTTCATCGTCATCAGGAGTAGTGATAAAACCACCCTGTCTAAATCTTAGTATAGCCTGTGTCATCGAATCTGCCAAGTCATCATAATCACCATGTGGAAAACTCGCACATTCTTCAACAACCTCCTCTGCAAAATTAGTATCTGGTCTCCATACCATACCACTTTCAAATACTGGAGCACAAGCGTTCATTCTTGCAAACTTATCTGCACCCTTACTTGGTGTAAATGGAGTTACAGGTATTCCCATACGTCTTAGTTCCTGTGTTAGTGGTGTGCCACTTGCTTTCTGCTCTATTAATATCATGTCGGGATCATAAGCATCGCACAATTCATTTGCTTTCTCTTTAAGTTCTGGAAAATCCCATCTTCCTTTTTCTGCATCGAGCAAGATGATGGCATCTCCTTCTCCTTCAACAGGTGTAAATATCCCCCAAGTAGTAATAGCACTAT